ATTCCCTTGATTAGATTGCATAGGCGAAGGCAATGGTGTTATATCTACACGTTCCATACCGCTTGCATTATCTCCTACAACTATACCATTTCCGATCGGCAAAGTTGTTTTCTTATTTGTTACAAAACTACCACCTGTTGCAAAACTATCTGTGACTGTGCTAAATATTCCTGAAATAGTTGCTTGAGCCCCTGCTGCAAGAATTACATCTAATGGAAATGGTACAGATTTAAATATGTTCGCAATATGTGATGCTGACGCTTCCATAGTTTTATTTTTAATAGTATTTATTGTTTGTTCTTTGCTTAGTTTACCCTGTGCAGATATGTTCTGTATGCTTGATTCTAATGATTTCTTATTAGAATTTGCTACTTTATCATTTGATTCTGATACAGCATTATTTCCTGCAACTACTGTGCCTGTTACTTCTGCAACACCTGCTGCAAACTTCTTCATATCATCAATTATTTCTTCAGTGCTTTTGCCTTCGTCGTCTGCACCTAAAAGCAATTCAGTAAAAATACCTTTTCTAAATTCATTTCCTTCAGTTGTTTTTTTAATTTCAACAAGTTGTTCTTTGAATTGATCTATTCTTGCTTGTATTGTTTCTTCAGTTCCTAATACTAAGTTAGGTGCAAGTTTTTCTGCTGCTAAATCAAATTCTGCTAATGCTAATCTTGCTTCAACTACTTTTTGTTGAACTAATGAGAAATTTCTTATTACTGTGTTTGCTACTTCAAACGCTGCACCAAAAACTGCTATTCTTCTTAAAAACACACCTAAACTGACATTAGAAGCTAAAACTGCTGCATTGAATGTTAAATATCCACCTGCCATTAATGCAAGTGTCTTTAAAAATTCTTCCATATCAGAAACTTGTTCATCTGTCATATTTTCTACAAAAGTAGCTAATTGTGTCGCTGCACCTTTAACAGATAAAGCAAAATCTCCTAACCCTTCAAGCATACGTGATCCGATTGCGTTTTGCAATTGATCTATGGAGTCTTGCATATTAGAAACTTTACCGCTGAAAGTCTGTGCTAAAAGATCTGTTGCTCCTGCTATTTTACCATCAGGATCTGTCATAGCACGTTCAAGGGCTTCTCTAAATTCAGGTAAAGTTAGTTTTGATAAATCTTCTATACCTTCTGAATCTTTAATAAGTTGTAAAATACCACGTTCACGTAATATGTCGGCTGCACCTGCACCACCTGCAAATGCTCTACCGAAAGCAGCTGAAGCATCTACAATATCAGTACCCATAAACGCTGCAAGATCCGCAATAGATTTAAGCGATTCTTCACTACTTACACCAAACGCTTCTAATGTTGCCCCAGCTTCTACTACGTTTTGTACTTGGAAGGGTGTTGTCGCTGCAATTTTAGTAAATGCATTAAACGCTTTTGCCCCTTCTTCTGTGCTTCCTTTAAGGGCTACAAGTCTTGTTCTTAAACTTTCAAAAGTGCTTGCAGTTTGCACAACACTTCTTGCACCTGCTCCTAATACCGCTGCACCAAATAAATTTCTAAACGTAGAACTTAATTCAGACGCCGATTGCTTAGTATCATCTGATTGTCTTTCTAGTTTATCAAGATTTTTTACAGCATTTCTTGTATCACTGGTGACTAATATTCTTATTCTTTTATCATTTGCCATTTTGTTCGCCCATATAAATTTGTATTGATTTTATTTCTCTATTAATAATTTCAAAAATTTCAATTCTTCTTGCGTCAGCACAATCTAAGTCTTGTGCCAAAGGTATATTAAAATCTTTTATTAAGTTGTATTCGACTAAATATCTATTATCTTCCATATCTACTAACCACTTAGGATCAGCAAATAGGGGTATATGAAAATATAAATTTCTCCCAAGAGAAAATTTGTTATCTTGCCACTTTTCCAGTAGCAGATACACTTCTTCCCATACGTCATCTATATTCTTATATGTCTTTACTTTTTTAGTTAAAGGGCTTTGTCTTTTATAAGGAAAACTCAACGATATGTGTGGAAAACCCAATTGGGAAAACCACACATAACAACAAAGTCCTATGAGTCTTTTTTTTCAAGCCCCATATATTGAGAATAAATTTCCTGCAACAAAGCATCTATGTCAGCCATAGACAGCTTTTCAAGATCCTTTTCAGATAAACCGCTTATATCTTCTACTTTATTAAGTAATTGAAAATACGCTTCCTGATCTGTTGTTCCATCTTTAAAAGCATTTAAACTTAATTGCCATAGTTCTCTTTTCTCTTTATATGTAATTGACTTAACTTCCCACTCTTTTTTGAACATATTAACCTTCATTTAATCCCCCTTATTTTACCAACTTGAATTTGATACGCCATCTACGTGTATGAACTCAAACGCAGTACCATTAGCTACGCCACTTGAAGTTGGTTGAACAACTTTAAATGGTATTGTAATAATTGCACCTGTGTCTGCATTTAAATCATAATTAACCGCAGTAGAATATACTTCTGCAACAATTGATAGTTCGCCTGCTGTATCAATTGCTCCTGATCCCTGTTTTAATGTTAAGGTCGCAGTATCGCCATCAAGAAAATCTTGAAGAACATTGTTTGCACCATCATTAAAATTGTCATCATACATAAATGATATTTCTCCTGTAATGTTTACAGAAGGCACACCAAACGCATAATTTTCAGCATCTCCAGCAGAATCTCTACCAACTCTTGCTAAATTATTCTCAATAGTGAAAGAAACTCCTGTGATAACTGCTGTTGCAGGTGTTCCATTAACATCAAATTGTTTTGTATCAAAATATGATTCAATTTGTGTCGGTGAAGCACTTGTTAAGTTTGGTGTTCCTGCTACACTACCGCCTGTCAAAGTTTGTCCTACTAAGAATTTAGTATTGCTTGCAAACCCTGAATAGAAACTACCACTTAATAATAGTCTACCATCAGTCATATCAAAGTTCATTGTCAATGATGAAAGTGAAGCACTTGTCATAAGTTTATCTTCCCCAGTCGCTGCACCATAAATTGCAATATCAAACAAACTTGGAATACCATCAGTTGAACTTGCGTCAAAATCAGGTCTTGCTAGTCTTCCTGTTCCGCTTCCATTGTCTGCTACTTTTGAAGTGTGTATAAGGTTTGCACCTGATCCACCTTCTTCGTGATCTTGTAATACATTAGCCACCATACGTGAAAGAAATGCTCTTTCAGCAGGTACTTCAAAATCTAATGTTACATTTCCGCCTTTACGTGATCTAAATTGTGCAGTATCTAATTCTACCATACCTGGTGTATTGCTTCGTATCTCTCCTGAACTTATAAGATTGAGAACAGGTTGAGATACATTAATTACAGGAAGTAATTGGTAAGCGGTATCTGTCGCTGCTGCTGAAGCAAAATTAGATCCATCTTTTTGCTTGATACCTATAGAATACTGACTTCCGCCATATACTTTAGCCATTTGTTATCTTCTCCTCTTTTTTAACTTTTTTTTCTGTTGATTTCAGCTTGATCCCCAAGTCTTTTAAAGAATCAACTTCTTTTTCTTTTAATACAACCTCTTTACCTGATAACAGATCGTGATATTTACTTTTTTCTATATCTACGTATCTTGGTAAATGATATTGTAAACCTTTTATGTGTTTATATTTCATTCAATTACCTCATTTACATTACATTCTAACGTCATTACAAATCTTTCTACTTCTGTATCTTCTTCATCTCTTTCATAGATAATATCTGTTACTTTAGCATTATACCATTCTGTTAAGTTTAATGCTTCAAGACCTTTATTATTGAAAAAAATTCTTTTTACAAGTTCTGCAACATCAGTTAATCGTTGTATATCTTTATCTCTTGTATAATCAGAACCTGAAATAATTTGAAAACTAATTAAAGTTTCATATCGTCTGACGTGTGCATTACTTGCATAATCAATAAAAGTATCAGATAATGGTCTTAATAAAAAACTTTCTTGCCCTCTATGTTCATCATAATATAAAGGTACACTAGGAATAGTTTGTTTAATAAGTTTTTGGATATTATCCAACACTCTATTTTTATAAACATTTTCAAATATTACTCTTGCCATATTACCACTTTACCTTATTTGCCCAATAAGCTGCACTCATTTTACCTCTAGCAATATTTTTTCTATGTCTTGCTTGAAAAGATCTTTTTCTTGCTCTTTCTGACGCAGTTCTTGGTTTTTTACCAGCACCTTTAACACCCTGTTGCCCAAATCTAATTAATCTTATTTTGTTGCCCTGTTTAGCCAAGACAGCGTGTGATTTAGTTCTGTGCTTAGGTGTTCTTTTAGGTTTATTATATCCTGCAAAACGTACCCCTCGATATGTTATTGCCATTTTATTTTTTCTTACCCATTTTCTTTTTCTTTTTAGGTCTTCCTACTTTTTTACCATATGTTCCTTTACCTCTTGGCATAATTATCTCCTCTTTAATTGTATTGTTTCTATTCCGCCACCGCTTGTGTGATCTAATCCTGACACTTCAACTTCCCATTCGTCGTTTGCAGTATAAACCCCAGTAGAAAATCTTACATAAACTCCGTGTCCTACTGGTTGAAAACTACCATCAATTACTTCTGCTTCCTGTGAAGCGTTTACTTTAAGCCCTGAATCATTACCTATGAAAGTTTTATAAGTTACAGTAGAAGTGCTTCCTGCTGCGAACGTTCCGCCTGTTTCTATAATAACTTTAATTCTGTCAAATGATGTTTGTGGATAACCATAAGTATCTACAATAGCACCTGTTGTGCTTGCGTCAATAGCAACTTCTTTCACTATCTTATCTCTACCATCTTCATCTTGATCTAAACTAATTACCCCTTTGCGAATCAAGTCTAAAAGCCCTGTACCGCCTTCTTGATTATACACTTGGTTTTGTAAACGCAGTCCGTGTTGTTCATCATATGGTAATATTGCCATAGCAGCTGACAACAATGCGGTAGCCCTTACAATTATTTCAGGGTAATCTCTACCTAAACTATCCCCTGTTCCGACACCCTTATTTTTATAAATAGGTTTATTAATATAAGATCTCACAAAGTCAGAACTTCTTGATATAAACTCGTTAAAAAGAGTTTTATTATCCCTACCAGCTGTCACAGTCACGTCAAAGTTTGGGTCGCTATTTGTTGTTGGCATAAAGTAAACGACATCAGCGTCCTCATCAAAGTAGTATTTGCCATCTGCGTTTACGCTTGCAATGTCTGCTACTAAGGTTTGTTCTATGTCATTTTCATATAGCATTGTAAATTTGCCAACACTACCAGCTTTCCATATTTCGGAATTACCACTGCCACTATGACTTACCCAATTAGTTATTGTTCTTTTCCTGTCATAATCGAATACAAATGGGGCTACCAATTGTATATCATCTATTGTGCAATATGTATCAAGATACGTACTCATTATCTAATTCTCCTATTAATTGAGGAATCTCTAACTTATCAATCACTTTAAATAACTCAGGCGTGTAAAATTCTTTTTCCCTGTCTGATATTGTCTTTGTTTGAAGAATTACGCTTAACTCTTTTAGTTTTTTAATTGATTCTGCTAAGTCCATTTGTCCCCTTTAATTATTTCATTGTTCCAAGTTGTCATACCATTATGTATGTCTAACGTTATTAAATTAAACCACCCATCATCGAAAAAGTCTACGATCCCAACATTGTGCGTCCAATTTACTTTTCTGCCTTTTAAAAAATCCTTTTTAATCTTACATAAACAGCCCATACTTTGTGCAATATGTACTCCTGATATATGTTGAACAACACTACGTTGGCAGTCGTGTGTATGCCCATAGATTATATTACAGCCCAAGTTCTGCACTGTCGCCCTGCTGTGATTGACTGAACCATAATGCCCTCCATGATATGCATATAGCTTTGAATCTTCTACTTTAAAGATCTCTCCATAAGGAAACCATTTATAACCACGCTTTTCAACATTAAACAATGTTTCAGGCTTGTATTTATCTAAATAAGGGTTTTCCTCAACAAAAGCATTATACCAATTGTCGTGATTCCCCATTGCAAGATATTTATTCTTACAGCCTACTTTTTTCAAAGCATAGTCTATGCGATCCATATGCATATTCACTTCTTCTGCTTCTTTATCAATTAAAGGAAGTTGATATTCTAATGGCGGTCGCTTTCTTCTGCTCCAACGCCAATGTGATACGTATTCCCCTTCTGCAAAATCGCCTAAATTGATAAATATATCAGGCTTAACCTTCTCAATTACCTTTAAAGCACAACTAAATGCTGATTCGTCGTGCAAAGGAAAGTGCATATCGCCAAATATGACACCTGTACTCTTTATTTTCTTTTTCATACATCAATAGCCCTTCGAAACCACCCATAGTAAAATCGTTCTTGCGATTTATCCTGACTTACAAGATCTGCGTAAAATTTGCATCTATAAGCCTGTAAACGCCTTTTATCTATTTTATCGGCACTTTGTATCGTTTGCTTACCGATACGCCCATCTACATCTATTTTTGAACGTTTTTTGCTATTTATGGCTCTTTGCAGTACCTTGACTGCTTGTTTTTGTCCCATATTCACGCACATATCAAAATAAGTAGACCTCAAATCATTTGGAAGGCGATCTACTTTTGCAGGAATCCAATAATTGTTATAGTAAATGTTTATAGCTTCTTCTTCTGTGAGATTTTTAATATCTACATCAGGAAACCATCTTTTACTAATACCAAAATTAGTTTCTCCGCCTTTGTCGTGTGGATTGTTCACATATCCACCTTCGTGTTTGATTACCTTCCTAATAACCGATTCGAAGGTTGTATTTTCTACCATCACTACTTCTTTAGAGCTTTTTTTACTTCCGCCCAAACTTCGTTGTCTAATTCATTAGATGATTTTTCTACTAAAAAATCTCCAACTCTTAGAAGCACTGCAATTAATACTTTTTCACTCAATATACCTGTTAAGATCTTACTCACTATCAGATTCATCTTTATCTCCTTCTTTTTTGTCAAAAGATTCAGTTAGCATTTTAGCAAATGCACCTTCAGCAACTGATTCTCTATCAATTTGAAATGCTAAGTTTGCTTTTTGCCTTCTACAATTTTCAATGTGTTCTACAAGCATTTGTTGTTCTTGTGATAGCTCATCATAGTTGTAGTCTTTATCGTTTATTGTTACTTTTCTTTCTTCACTCATTTCATAACCCTCATGTTATTGTTAATAAAATTCTATGTATATCTTCCACCAATGGTATTAGCAAGATTGAATGGTGCAATTCCTATAATGTCATCATACAAATTAACT